AATTTTATTAAAGAAAAAAAAGGTAGTTGGTTTCAGACATCTTGGTTTGGATACAAGATAGGGTTGGAAAATCAACTTAATTTTATCAATTTAACAGATGACGAACCAGAAGAGTAAATTTATTTACACAAGTGCTTTAAGAAAAATTAGACAGATGAAATCCCGTATCAAAGTTATACAGGGCGGAACATCTGCATCAAAGACATTTTCAATTCTGGCAATACTTATTGATAAAGCAATCAAAATCCCCAATTTAGAAATATCTGTCGTATCAGAGAGTATCCCGCATTTACGTAGGGGAGCAAACAAGGACTTCTTAAAGATTATGAAAGAGACTGGTAGGTATATCCCTCACCACTACAATAAAACACTCTTACGATACGAATTTAGTAATGGGTCTTATATTGAGTTCTTTTCTGCTGACGATGAAAGTAGATTACGAGGAGCAAGAAGAAACATATTGTATTTGAATGAAAGTAATAACATCAACTATGATGCATACCTTCAGTTACAAATTAGAACAGATGGGGAGATTTACCTTGACTACAACCCCACCAGTAGGTTTTGGGTTCATACAGAAGTAATAGGACAACCTGATACAGAACTTTTAATCCTTACATACAAAGACAACGAAGCATTATCAGGGGAAATTGTAAAACAACTTGAAGCAAATAGACACAAAGCCCTAACAAGTTCATATTGGGACAACTGGTGTAGAGTATATCTTGATGGTGAAATAGGACAAGTGGAAGGAACGATATACACTGATTTCCAAGTTATAGATACAATCCCTGAAGAAGCAAGATTACTTGGTTATGGATTGGACTTTGGATTTTCAACAGACCCGGCAGCATTAGTTGGTTTATACAAATACAACGACAATATTATTGTGGATGAGGTAATCTATCAGACGGGGTTATTAAATACCGACCTATCCAATCTAATGAAGACCTATGGAGTTTTAGGTGAGATATACGCAGATAGTGCTGAACCTAAATCAATTCACGAACTAAAAAGATTGGGTCATAAAGTAAGACCTGTGGAAAAAGGTAAAGATAGTGTGAATTATGGTATTCAAATCCTTCAACAAAAACATATGTTAGTTACAAGAAGGTCATCAAACCTATTAGATGAGTTTAGCAAATATATGTGGAAGAAACTAAAAGATGGGGGATATGATACAACCCCTATTGATGCATTTAACCACGGCTGTGACGCTTTAAGGTATGTTGCTATGATGACCATTGGAGTAAGAAAAGAAAGTTCAAATAAACCAGCAGTATCTTTTATGAGGATGTAATAAAAACATTTAGAATACCAAGATATTTATTAAAAAAAAAGAAATATGATTGAAGTTAAAATTGAAACAGACGAAGAAGAATTGTTATATCAGTTCCCCGAGAATTGGGATGAAGTAACAGTTAAACAATTTTGTGATGTGTTTAAAAACAATTATGATAACCATAGTAGTTTTTATGCATCAGTATTGTTGATGTCGGCTCTAACGGGAGTTGATAAAGAAATAATTGAAATGATGGATGTAGATGATTTCAAAATGTTATTGGAGAAATTAAAGTTCATGCAACAAGATGTGATTAGAAGCGAAGATGATAAAATAATCATCAACGATGAGGAGTATTTCTTGCATACGGACTTTTCCAAATACACGACAGGGGAAATCATCACCATAGAAATTTTATTGGAACAGGCACAAAATAATGTGATTACAATAATGACTGAACTTCTATGTGTATTCTTAAGAAAGAAGAATGCAAAGGGTAATATAGAAAAGTTCAAAACATCTTTTATGGAAAGAAAGTGGGATTTTGAAAAACTACCAGTATCAAAGATATATCACATCTTCAGTTTTTTTTTGGGTGGAAGGAATACATTTATCAACAATACAAAGGACTTTATGCCAAACCAAGAGAAGTAAAATCAGAGAGGTTTGAAAAGAAGTTAAGAGAAAAGAAATTAGACGACAGATACAAATGGTTAGATTTCGTCTATGTGTTGATGAATAAGATGGGTGAAAAAGAAGAAGATATATATAAAAAAAATTACATCAGTTGTTTGAATTGGTTATCCTACTTCAAAAACCTTGATGACTTAAAAGATAAAAATAGTGTATAAATGGCAGCAATAACAAGCATAGTATCATTAAATCAGTTAGTAACTTGGTTTGAGGCATTCGCAGATAATCATTTCTTTCTAAAAGATTTTGGATTTGGTGAGCCATACGATATTGGAACTACAAGACAAATGGAGTTTCCTTATATGTGGCTTACATTGGATGATACATCAGTCATAGCGACAGGAACGAATATTAAATCAGCAATCCCCGATTATTCATTTAGAGTATTCTTTATGGATAAAATCAATATCCAAGAGAATTATTTGGACCAAAATGGTTTTCAATCGGACAACTCCCAAGAGATTATTTCAGATACAATCCAATATCTACAAGATTTAATTACTTATATCCAACAAGAATGGGGTCAGTATGGAGTTTTATTATCTGCTGATGTTACATTCAGTCCTGTTATTGATGAAACACAAGATAAATCAACAGGTATATCTGCTTCTATCACATTAAGAACAAGACAGGTGAATTGTGTAATACCTGAAGCACCAGGAAACATCGTCGTTCAACCTAACCAAGCAACAGTTGAAACATTACTTACTTGTGAATCACTTGGGACTTGTGATACATTTACAGGAGCCACAACCAAATATTATGGTTCATTCTATGATACAACCATTCAAGGTAATAGTGGGGCTACCTCAGCAAATACGATGACTTATAATACCACAGATTTTGCTTCAGGTGTATCTGTTGTTAATAATGGAAGAATTACAATAGCAAATGGTGGAAAATACAACATTCAATTTTCAGCACAATTTGATAAAACAGATAGTGGAGCAGATGATGTTGAGGTTTGGTTAAGTAAGAATGGAAATAATTTAACTTATAGTTCAACAGTTCTAACTTTGGATGGAAATAATGCAAAGATGGTTGCAGCATGGAATTGGTTTGTTGAGGTAAATTCAGGTGATTACTTTGAAATTAAATGGCATTCAAATGATACAGATATGAGAATACTTTCAAGAACAACACAATCAAATCCTGATAGACCAGCAATTCCATCAGTGATTTTAACCGTTAATAAAATAGATTAAGATGCCAACATCAACACCAATAGCATATAATCCATCTTTAACTCCAATAAGTGGAACACAACAGATTGGGGTATTTTCAGTGGGAACACCAACATCAGGTTTTACAGGAGAACCAAGATGGTGGAACTCAGCTGATTTAGATTTAGGATATGTGATAGGAATACCAGTAAGTGATTGTGATATTCCCACACCAAATTCAGGGGAAACAGCATGTTTTAGTTTTTATAGAGCATCAGCAAATACAGACCAAGCATTTTTATCATTAACCAATTATCTTACAGGTATATCTTTTACAGGGACTTCAAATGCAAGAACTTGGTTGGTTAATAATCTTGGATACTATACCAATTATCCATCAAGTGCTCTTACTTTAAATGATTATTATCAAGGTGGGATTGTTGGTTATTTCTTCCAACCAGGTGATGTAAGATATGTTAGTGGTGAAACACACGGAATTATTGTATCAACAGAAACTTATGGAACAAGAGTTCAAGCAGGTGGTGGAACAGGATATACTTGGGGATGTTCTGGAAATGTAACAGGATTATCTGAAACAGTTGGTAGTGGTTATACAAATCAACAAACAATATTAAATTGGATAAATACAAATTGTGCTAGTTCAGCAGTTACGACAACAGGATTTTATTTTGTAACAGGTCTAACAGATGGAGGATATTCAGATTGGTATATAGGTTCATTCAATGAATATAATACAGTATTTAGTGGAACAGGTGCTCAAAATCTACCAAATTATTATCCTGGTGTTTGGAGTTCAGAAATTCAATCATATTTGTCTTCAACTCAAATTACAAATAGCACATTTAGATTTGCAGTATTTGACCCTGACTATCCAACATATAGACCACCAGGAACATTTAACGGACAAAAAGATGGTTCTTTAGATTCATCACTAAATGTGAAACCATTAAGGTATTTCTAAAACAAAAAATAAAAGAAGATATTTAACATTATGAGTATAAATTTATCAACATTTTGGACTACTTGGGGTGTATCGTCGGGTGATACTTCATCCACAAATCAATACGACTTTTGGAGAGGTCTTATTATGACTGGTGGAACAAGAATGAATTCACAGTATGATTTTTTCACATTTCATAATACAACAAGGTATGAATTTTTTAATAACTTAAATTCAACTTATCCTGAAGTATGGGATGAAACCACATTCTACCAAAATACAAATGATGCTCGTATTTATGATTATAATACATTTTATACTTATGCTGCTCAATCATTACCAGGTGGGGGAGTAACACCTACACCAACTCCTACACCAACTCCAACCCCTACACCAACTCCCACTCCAATACCATTATCAGGGTCAATTAGTCCAACTTCAGCAATAACATTCAATAATGTTACATTAAGTGGTTCTTCTAATTATGTTGGTGCAACATATATTTGGAGTTTAAGTAACTTTAAAAATACATCTGATGTAACTGTATCAACATACACAGGTCAAACTCTTACAGAAGGTTATTTCACTTCATCAGGTAGTTCAAATGTAACTTTAACAATTATAGCATCAGGTCAAACAGCAACAACTTCAAACTTTAATGTAGTATCGTTTAGTCCAACACAGATTACAAATCTTAAATCTTGGCACGACGCTACACAAGGTATTACTTTGGTAGGTGGTGAAGTTGACCAGTGGGCTGACCAATCAGGTAATGGTTATACATTAACTGCACCAACAGCAACAGAAAGACCAACTTATGGAACTCAAACATTAAATGGTCTTTCAATTCTTGGAGCTGCAGATGGAGGTAAGAAATTATTTAAAAATACTTATGGTTTAGATTCTACTGTAAATGGTGCCACAATTTATATTGTTGGAACTCAATTTTCAAATCAAATGGTTTATGGTAGATTATTATCTGCAGGTTTCTCACAACAATTTTGGATAGGTCAAGATGGAGATAATGATAATATGCAAGGTGGATATCAAGCAAATGTTGACCCTTATGGTTCAATCGTAGCATACACACCAGGAACTTATTATACGATATGTTTAAGTGGAACTACATCACAATCTAATTTGATATTAAATAATAGTTCATCAGGTTCAGTATTTACCTATAATCCTAACTACTCAGATGAGGGTATTGCACTATTCTCAAATGCAAATAACGAAGGTGATTATGCTAATAGTAGAGGAGCTGCAGCGGAGATAATAATATTTGATAAAACAGTATCAAGTAGTGAAAATACAACCATTACAAGATATTTAAGAAATAAATGGCAACATTATTAAAATTATGAAAGGAATTATTTATACAGATTTTAACCAAGCGGAAATTGATTGCAATGCTTGTAATGTATTACCACAAGGTCAAACAGAACAAGAAGGTGGTGGAGAACATGCTGACCCAAGACCAAATCCCCCATATACATTTATCATAAAAAAATGGGATGAAGATTTGTGGGCAGTTATTGCTGATACAGCAGTTGAAGTATTTTTAAATAAAACAGCAATTGAAATACCAAACACTTGGTTTAAACCGAGTGTTACACCAGGAGTTCAACTATAATGGCAAAAAAGTTAATTAGAAAACAGGCATTAGATGAGTTTGGAAAGGTTTGGGTTGAGACCTTAAGAAATGAGTTATTAAATAACAAACCATTTCCAAAGAGAGCATCAGGTCAGTTAATAAACTCAATCAACTACAAAGTCATTCAAACTCCACAAGGTGATGATTTAAAATTATTTGCTGAAGATTATTTAACATTTGTTGATAAAGGGGTTAGTGGAACTGAAAAAAAATATGCTACCCCATATTCTTATAGAACAAAGTATCCAAAAATTGATGAGATACAAAAATGGACTAGATTAAAAGGAATACCACAAGAAGCAGTTTATCCTATTGCAAATAAAATTTTTAGATTTGGTTTGAAACCAACCAATGTAATCAATAAGACAATTAGGTATATTGAATACAAATCAAAATGGAAAACCAAATTTGAGGGGGAAATTGCAGATGAAATAATCGCAGAAATCAAATTAAGATTTAATCAGTAAAAACACTTGTAATTTTCTAATATTTAATTAAAAATTAGATATGGCATATTCTGCAATTACATCACCTGATACATATATGGCTGCTTATTCAGCAGTTCCCCTAAAAGTTTATAGCGATGATTGGAACACACAAGAGAGTTTCAAGTATATTGTTAATTTATGTTGGGATAGTGTAACCATAAGCGCTGACTCAACAATCAGTTTAGATGGTGGTATATACACAAAACTAACCTCATCAACTCCACATACATTTGAAGTGGGTGATACTGTGTTAATTGACGACTCAATCAATAACAATCAATTCACAAATTACTACATCGTTCAAGCAGTTTTATCTTCAACACAATTTGCAATTGATTTAATACCAGGTAGTCCATTTGCTTCAACAGGATTTACCTGTCAAAAAGTCATTAAATGGAATTTAACACCTGACCCTGATGGTTATGGTAAATTGGATTTATCAAATGTATTGAAAGATAAGGTCTATGGTGTTTTATCAGGTCAATCACAAGATTATTCTTTAACTTACAACGGAGAACCAACAAGGTTCTGTTATGACCTATATTGTGGTAGTGAAAAGAGATATACATTCAACTTTGACGACAACATCTTTTCAGGGGGTTCAGTAGGTTTTTATGCTTCAGGTATAACATCACTATCAGGAGTTCCTTTTCAGGTCGGAGATGTGATTAGAATACAACAAAATCAAGTTGCTTGGAACTACACAGATAATTACTTTGATGGTGATTATGTTGGTTTCACAGGAACAACACAACATTCATTCTTACCAGGTCAAACCATTACAGTTACAGGACAACAGACATTCCCATATTACAATGGGGAAACATCAATCTATGCCAAAACAAATACATCTTTGGTTGTGTATAAATTATGGCAAGGTTCAACAGGAGTTGAGCCAGGTATAATCTATGGAACACCAAGACCTGAATACAATACAACAGCAACAATCCAAGAAATATTCATAGACCCTGTTTATGGAGCAGTAATCATAACCGATTTACCCTTTACAACATCATCAGTTCCAATTTCAGGGTTTATTCAATATGCTGACGGGACAATCACTTCCACACCAATAGAAGTATCAATTACGGACAGATGTGTGTTTGATGCTCACGTTGATAGACCTGACTACTCTATGACTTTTTATGATAGATATGTAATTCAAAATAGAAGTTTAACAGGAAATAACTTATCAACAATCTTTAACACAGTTGACTATTACAGAGTTGAAACTACAACAAGAGGATTTATCTTGGGTCATAGTTCATCTTCAACTTATGGTGATGGAATGATTTATCAGTTCTATAATACCAACGATACATTATTAGGGTCAATTAGAATAGCAAAATCATCAGCATCACAACAGGATTATTATTTCCCATTTGGTTTAGAACAAATCGGTGGAACTTCTTATGTGGATGTATCAGGGACATTTACTTCATATTCAGGTTCTGTAGATAATTACAGAATGTTTATGTATGAGGGAGTTGGTTTATCAGGTATTACAAACGATATCAACTTCCAAATAAATGATGATTGTTCTATGTATGAAATCTACCATCTAATGTGGAAAGATAAGTATGGTTCATATGTATCATATCCATTTATTTATATGTCTCGTAAGAATGTTGAATCTGACAGAAAGTCATATTACAAACAAGAAGGTAATTGGGGTAATAACACATTTGGATATAATGACTACGATAGAGGTGAGACAAACTTCTATACTCAATCAAAGAACTCATTTATTTTAAATTCAGGGTGGTTAAAGGACTTTGAGGCTCTTTTAATGGAGGATATGATGCAATCTACCGATGTGTATATTCAAACCCCTGATAATCGTTTATTTCCTTGTATGTTAAATGAAACAGATTTGGAAATATTCAAAAACATAAACGAACAATTGTTTAGTTATACCTTCAATGTAAGAATTGGATATAACGAATTTAGATTTTAAGATATGGCTTTTAATCAATTACAAATCATTGCCAATGGCAACTACTTGGATACATACGATAATTGGGATGTTGCCCTAACTTATCAAATCCAAGATATTGTAGATATTACAAAAAAGACAACAAGTTTTTCAAAGACAATTCTTATACCTGGCACAAAAACCAATAATGAGTTTTTCCAAAACATATTTGATGTAAATGTTGATTTAGCCGTAACATCCTACAACCCAAAGATTTCAGTTCCCGCTCAAATTAGAATTGGGGACCAGTTGGTGTTTGAAGGTAATTTACAATTATTACAAATCATTCAAAATCAAAAACTTGTTGAGTATGAAATAATTATCACAGGAGTATTAAAAAATTTCTTATACAACT